AAGGCGCGCGGCGGCTGATGCAGTCTGAACTGACGGTCGAGGCCGTTGCAAACCTTCTGGCGAACTTGGCCACCATGTCGGTGGCGGAGAAAGAAGCGATCCTCGACGACTTGGAGTTGCTGGAACGCTTGCGCGCCCGGGAGTTGGCCAAGATCGACTTCCTTGCCTTCTGCCATTACGTGTACCCGAACTTCAAAGAGGGTCCGCACCACCGGCACATGAAGCCTTTACTTCATGGAATGAAGGATGGCAACGAACCCCGCCTGACAGTGAGCATGCCCCCACGCTTCGGCAAGTCCGAAACGATCGCATACTTGTTCGTGGCGTGGTACCTCGGGCATTTTCCAAACCATCAGATCATGATGGTGACCCACACCGCCGACTTGTCGGCGGACTTCGGTCGTAAGGTACGTAATCTGCTGGACTCAGAGGTTTACCATGAAGTTTTTCCCAATACGGTGGTGGCGCGCGACAAGTCCGCGTCTGCAAACTGGTCTACAACGCTGGGCGGTAAGTACCTTGCAATCGGTATCGGGGCAAACGTGGCCGGTCACGGTGCCGATTTACTTATCGGGGATGACTTGGTGTCAGAGCAGGCCGTTTTGTCCTCGGATCCTGATAAAACCTTCGCCCAAGCATGGGAGTACATGCAAGTTGGACCCCTTCAGCGGCTGATGCCCAACGGGAAAATCATCATGATCGGCACGCGGTGGGGTAAAAAAGACCCTATCGGCCGGGCGCTACAGTGGGCCGAGCAGAATTCGGACTCTACAGCGTGGAAAGAGGTGCGTTTTCCTGCAATTTTGCCCTCCGGCAAGTCACTTTGGCCCGAGCAATGGCCGGTGGATCAGCTTTTGGCCAAAAAAGCCAGTATGTTTCCCCAATTCTGGGCCGCGCAGTACATGCAGGAGCCCACCAGCGAAGAAGGTGCCATCGTCAAGCGCGAGTGGTGGCGAATCTGGACGAAAGAAAAGCCGCCAAAGTGTGACTTTATCCTGCAAAGCTGGGATACCGCGCACGGCGCGAACGATTCGGCCGACCCCAGCGGTGTGCACACGTGGGGGATATTTTTCAACGAGGACGAGGGGCAGGACCAGTTAATTCTGCTGGACGCCTATAAAGGGCGTAAAGAATTCCCTGCGCTAAAAAAGTTTGCCCTTGAATACTACAAGGAATGGGAGCCCGATAGTGTCATTATTGAAAAGAAAGCCGCCGGCGCACCGCTCATTCAGGAACTCAGAGCCATCGGAGTCCCCGTGCAAGAGTACACACCCAGCCGTGGCGCGGACAAACGCGTACGTCTTAATTCCGTCGCCGACATTTTCGCCTCCGGTATGGTCTGGTGTCCGGATACACGTTGGGCTAAAGAGGTCGTGGATTCGGTTGCTGAATTCCCGAACGGTGAACACGACGAAGATGTGGATTGCACGTCGCAAGCGTTGATGCGGTTTCGACAAGGCGGCTTCATACGTCTAAAATCTGACGAACAGGACGAAGTTGAACTCGTTCCCCGCCGCCGCGCAGCCTACTACTAGGATTCATCATGTTTGACAAAAGCACCTCCCAAGCGCCCCAAGGCATTGCCGATACTGAGGAAGACCCCATTGAAGTGATCATGCCGGGTGAGGATGATGAGGAAGATGGTGACGGGCCTGAGACGGCTGCAGACGCAGACCATGATGACAATCTGGCCCTGACCATCCCCGACGAGTTCCTGCGCAAGATCGCCGGCGACTTGGACGCGGAGTTGAAGATGGACATCGCCTCCCGCGCCGATTGGGAGCAGACCTACAAGGACGGCATCAAGCTCTTGGGCCTAAAGATGGAGGACCGCACCGAACCGTGGGAGGGCGCGTGCGGCGTGGTTCACCCGATGATCGCCGAGGCGGTGGTCCGGTTCCAAGCGGAGATGGTCACCGAGACGTTCCCGGCCAGTGGCCCAGTTCGTACAAAGATCTTGGGGAAAGAAACACCGGCCAAGAAGCAGGCCGCCGCCCGCGTCGAAGAAGACATGAACCACCAGATGACCGATGTCATGGTGGAGTTCCGCTCGGAGCATGAGCGCGCGATGTGGCACCTGCCCATGATCGGCTGCGTGTTCAAGAAAGTTTATTTCGACCCCACGCTGGGACGGCAGATATCGCTGATGGTGCCGGCCGAAGACATCATCCTGCCCAATGGGACCACGAATCTGTGGACGACCAACCGCATGGCGCAGTACATGCGCAAGACCAAGATCGACATCGAGCGCCTGATGGCGATGGGTTTCTACCGCACCATCGATGTGCAGGAGTCCGCCGGTTCGATCAGCGATATTCAGGAAGCCAAGGACGAAGCCTCGGGCACACAGGCAATTAACGATGTGCGTCCGGAGTTGTATGAAATCGTGGTCGATCTGGACTTGTCCACGTGGGATAAGCTGGCAGCAGGTAGCCCACCCGATGAGCCTGTTGTTTTTCCGCCACTAACCGAAGGCGACATTGAAGGCAGCGAAGACGACCCTGACCATGAGCAGGATGAGGGCGATGACCCGCTGGCCAGCGATGAAGAAACCGATGAAGACGGGGATGAGGGCGTCACCAACGAAGACGGTTCCATGACCATCGAGTTGGACGTGTCCGCGACTGCGGCTAAACCCCAGCCACGCTCATATGTTTTGACAATGGTGAAAGGAACCAACGATGTCTTGGCCATCCGCCGCAACTGGAAAAAGGGCGATCCCCTGTTCCTTAAACGACAACACTTTGTTCAGTACGACTACGTTCCGGGCTTTGGTGCCTATGGGTACGGACTCATACATTTGGTCGGAGGTTACGCCAAAAGCGCCACATCAATCCTTCGTCAACTCGTGGATTCTGGCACCCTCTCTAATCTTCCCGGCGGGTACAAGACACGCGGGATGCGTGTTAAAAACGATAACATGCCCATCGAGCCCGGAGAGTTTAGGGATGTGGACATAGGCAGCGGCCCGCTTAAAGACAACATCATGGTGCTGCCGTACAAGGAGCCCAGCGCGGTGCTGTCGGGTCTGCTGGACAAGATCATCGAGCAGGGCCAGCGCTTCGCGTCGACTGCCGATTTAGACATCGCGGATATGGGCTCTCAAGCTCCCGTGGGCACCACACTAGCAATTTTGGAGCGCTCCCTCAAGGTAATGAGCGCTGTCCAAGCCCGCTGCCATTATTCTTTGAAGATGGAGTTGAAGCTGATTGCAGAAATCATCAGCGAAGACGCGGCAGATGATTACGACTTTGAGCCCGAAATCGGTCTGCGCCGCGCGCGCAAGAGTGACTTTGCGATGGTCGACATCATCCCGGTGAGCGACCCCAATGCGACCACGATGTCGCAACGCGTGATCCAGTACCAAGCGGTCATGCAGATGATGCAGGGCGCGCCACAGGTGTATGACGTGGCCTTTGTACATCGGGAAATGCTTGACGTTATAGGAATCAAAAATGCAGCCAAGATGGTCCCGTTGCCCGGGGATGCCAAGCCGGTGGACCCTGTGACGGAGAACATGAACCTGATCAACATGAAGCCGGTCAAGGCATTCATCACGCAGGATCACGATGCACACATGGCGGTACACCAATCGCTGCTGCAGGATCCCAAAATCCAAGCGGCCATTGGCCAGAACCCACAGGCACAGGCAATCCAAGCCGCATTGATGGCCCACGTTGCCGAGCATGCTGCGTTCTCCTACCGCATGCAGATCAGTCAGCAGTTGGGTATGCCCATGCCGAACCCGAACGAGCCGATGGACGAGCAGGACGAGATCAACATCGCACCGTTGCTGGCGCAAGCGGCCCAGCAAACGCTGGCGTTGAATCAGAAAATGGCTGCACAGCAGGCGGCACAGCAGCAGATGCAGGATCCGGCCATGCAGTTGGAGATGCGCAAGCTCGACCAGAAGGACAAGGAAATTGCATTGAAGGGTCAGAAGACACAGGCTGATATTGCATTGGCCGCCGACAAGGAAGACTTGGCCCGGCGCAAGCACGAGGATGCCTACGAGATGCAGCAAGCGCAGTTGAGCGCCGATGGCATCCGCCTTGGGCACGAGACGGCCCAGACGCAGTTCGCCATTAACCCGCCACCACCCCCGCAGCCTGAGACTGCGCCTATACCCGGAGCCGAAGAATGATCCAAGAAGCCATCACGTTTTTACGCCGCGAGATCAACGAGAAAATTGATATGCAGACCAACGCGCTGGTGCGCGGCGGTGTGAATCGGGATGAAGACCAGATGCTTCGCGGGATCATCCGTGGGCTGAACATGGCATTGAACGACATCGCTGATCTGGAAGACCGGATCAAGCGCGCAAACAACGACGAATAGCCACTTTTGACAGGTTGGCTCTGTCCCGTCTTGGCCGGTATGCCATGCTTTGAGGTATAAAAAATGAGTGAACATCCCGACTTTTTGCGTCCGGGCGCATTTGCACTTCCTGAAATTCAGGTGCTGGAGGCTCCCGAGCCCGATGCAACTGACGAGCAGAAGGCCAAAACAGTGCCTGATCCGACCGGTTTCAAGATACTTTGCATGGTCCCCCCTGCCAAAGACACGTTTGACGGCACCGGAATTATCAAAGCCGATATGGTCAAAAACGCTGAAGAACTGACTTCGCACACACTATTTGTGCTGAAAATCGGCCCTGATGCGTACAAAGACCCGGTTAAATTCCCGTCTGGAGCGTGGTGCAAAGAGGGTGATTTCATCATCTGCCGCGCCTACGCCGGCACACGCATCAAGCTATTTGGTCGCGAGTTCCGCCTCATTAACGACGATCAAGTAGATGCCACGATCGAAGACCCACGCGGCGTTGCCCGCGCCGGCTAACCTCAAGGAGCCACCATGCCACGCGAAACAGAAGACGAATTTAAGTTCCCCGACGAGGCGCAGGAAGCTGCGGACAACTCGACCGGGATCGAAACGGAAATCAGCCTTGGCGACGAGATCGAAATCGAAATCGTTGACGACACCCCTGAAAAGGATCGCGGCCGCAAGCCGCTGGACAAGGAAGTAGCCGACCCGTCTGACGACGAGTTGAGCGAATACTCGACCAAGGTGCAGTCCCGCATCAAGGATTTGACGCACGCACGTCACGACGAGCGCCGCCGCGCGGATGCATTGCAGCGTGAGAACGAGGAACTGCAGCGGGTCGCCAAGACAGCGCTGGCCGAGCGCGAATCCATGCGTGGGCAGTACGTCAAGGGTGCCGAGATTCTGTCCAACCAGACCAAGGCGCTGACCGACAAAGCGGTGCAGGAAGCCAAGGCCAAACTGAAGGCCGCGCACGAAGCATTCGATACCGATGCCATCGTGGAAGCACAATCTGAACTGAACGAAGCGCAGATGCGCCGCAATCAGGCAGAAAATTTACGTGTTGCCCCTTCACAATCGCAAGAAACTGTTGTAGAGTCCCAACAACAGGCCAAGCCCACGGCTCCTAAACTTGATGATAAGACCCAGCAATGGCTCTCTAGAAACAAGTGGTTTGGAGAAGGTGGCGACGAAGCGATGACCGGCTACGCGCTAGGACTGCACAACCAAATGGTCAAGAAATATGGCGAGGGGTATACCCGAACCGACGAGTATTACTCGCAGATCGACGCAGCAATGCGCCAGACTTTCCCGTCTGAGTTCAAGGCCCAACCGAAAACGGGGCGTCAGAACACAGTAGTTGCCCCGGCAACCCGCGTGACGGCTCCCCGAAAAGTGACTTTGACACCCACGCAAGTGGCACTGGCAAAGCGTTTTGGATTAACCCCGCAGCAATACGCTGCAGAACTCGTAAAGACGGAGAAGTAACATGGCAACAGCAGAGCGTACCCCCCGCGAATTGACTTCGCGCGACAACCAAAAGCGTTATGAGTATGTCCCGGCAAGCTCATTGCCAGAACCGAAACCAGATCCGATGTTTGCCTACCGATGGGTGGCGACACACGTGATGGGAACCCTCGATCCCGTGAACGCCTCAAAACGTTTTCGTGATGGCTGGGAACCGGTGAAGGCAGTGGATCACCCGGAGTTGTTCTTGCCCGGTAACGCGCAAGGCAACGTTGAAATCGGCGGCTTGATGCTGTGCCGTATGCCTAAAGAGCGCTCTATGGCCCGCCAAGAGTACTACGAACGGCAGAATGCGCAGCAAATGGAGTCGGTGGATAGCAGCTATATGCGCAACAGTGACGCTCGCATGCCTTTGTTCTCGGAGAAATCCTCTGAAGTGACACGGGGTGCGGGATTTGGCAAAGGTTCTTCACGTTAAAAGGAAATAGGCTATGTCGAACACAGCTTCTCCCTACGGCTTAAAACCGGTCAGCTTGATCGGTGGACAGTCGTTCAATGGCGGTGTCATCAAAGAGATTCCCATGACCGTTAACTCGGCAGTGGCAATCGGCGCTGGTGATATCGTTCAAATCGGCGCGGCTTCTGCCGGCCAACCCTCGGCTCTCGCCGCTACGCCTACCACCTCGTCTGCAGGTGTTATCGGTGTTTGCGTCGGCGTGTCGTTTGTCGACCCGGTATTGAAGCAGCAACAGCACGCTAACAGCTTGCCTGCCAATGCGATCACTTCGGGTTATACCAACGTGATTGTCAAGGTCTGCGATGATCCTGACCAGTTGTTCCAGTTGCAGAGCGTAGGCGCTGTTGCTGACATCTTGATCGGCAAGTTCTGCGCGGTTGAAAACTTTGGCGTTGGACCTTACGGCAACTCCACAGTGCGCGGCTCGACCCCGGCAAATACCGGTACATTGGCATTCCGTATCGTTGGTTTCGCGTCTCCTGCCACGGATACAAACCGTGACTTGATCGTGAAGTTCAACACCGGCGTGCACATGTACTACAACGCCACAGCCCTGACCAACTAAGGAGTAACGCAAAATGGCTATTTCACGTTCCCAGCTACTCAAAGAGTTGCTCCCCGGCTTGAACGGGCTGTTCGGTCTGTCGTACAAACAGTACGAAAACCAACACACGGAAATCTTCTCGGTCGAATCTTCGGATCGTTCCTTTGAAGAAGAAACAAAGCTCTCTGGCTTTGGTGCTGCTCCGGTGAAGACCGAAGGTTCAGCGATCAATTACGATTCCGCACAGGAAGCGTTCACTGCTCGCTACACCCACGAAACCATCGCAATGGGTTTCGCGATCACTGAAGAAGCGATCGAAGATAACTTGTACGATAGCCTGTCTGCACGTTATACCAAAGCGCTGGCTCGCGGCATGGCTTACACCAAGCAGGTGAAAGCGGCAGCAATCCTGAACAACGGTT